GGAGTAAGAATAGACGATCCTAATTATGTAGACGCAAACAATCCTGGAGCAAACGTAAATGCTATTACACCTAGTATCACAGGAGACGGTACTACTAATATAATATATGTACAAGACTTAGGAATAAGTTTATTAGACGGCGACGTGTTTGTTGTAAGAAAGACATCCAGCGATGGTAGTGTTGTGCCTGACACAACTAGTTTTGATACAGCACTTAGCGGAGGCGACTTAGCATATGCAACTGCAAAAGGAATCACAGCAGAAGAAATTATTGTAGATGGTGACGGCTTTGTTACTCCTACAACTAGCAGCGGTCCTGAAGAAGTAATTCCTGGACAAGTACTTGACACATTAGATATTAAAGTATTTACGAGAGATAGTGCAGGTCAAGGTGTTATTAACAGCCAAAACTATATTATGGATAGCGTATTAACTTATAACTTAGGTGTTACTCCAAATAGTAGTAACGCAGTTATTGTAAAAGTTGCTAATGTTATATTACCACAAACTGATTATACAATTAATTGGGCTGCAAACACTGTAACACTTAATACAGCAACAGTAGGAGCAGAACTTAGTATTGTAACAGTTGCACAAGGCGTACAAAACATACTGGACTTTGGTCAAGTTACCGGTGACGGTTCGACCACAGCATTTGAGACTACAGTAGATTGGGCCGCAGGAGTGAGCGTGTACGCTAGTATTAACGGAGTACAACAAATTGTTACAGTATCTAAGTCGGCATCTACTACTAAAACTGTTATTGGATTTAGTCAAGTAGTAAGTGCTGGAGCAGTAATTAATTATACTGTATTCTCAGCAAATGCACAAGTTAATTATAGTCAAATTACTAAAGATTCGTTTGTAGGTAACGGCGCACAAAAAGTGTTTACATTAGCAAGTGCTCCTTTATATGCAATTCCTACAGAACATAATATTATTGTTAAAGTAGATAATGCAATATTAAATGCAGGATACAATATACAGTATACAATTCCAGCAAACAGTCAGCGTGAATTTGCATTAGAAACATTCCAAATGCCGCAGGGTAGTTTAGATGTTGCAGATACTAAGGTATTTGTAAACGGAATTGAAATTACAACTCCTACACAATGGCGCTTTGAGCCTGCGAATAGTAGTATTGTACTTGCAGATGAAATTGGCGTACCAGGCGACTTACTTGAAATGTATATAATTACAGATGGCGATTACAGAGTTAGTGGTACTACAGTAACATTAGACACTGCGCCTTCAAGTACCGCAACAGTAGAAATAATACAATTTACAAATCACGATATATTAGGACTTGAGCGCATTAATTATGATGTTGTAACAAGAACAACATTAACATCTGATGATGTAAATTACGATATATACAACAGATTAACAGTTGGTGAAATTACTTTACGTAAACCTGCCGTTGATGCACAGTATGTATGGGTAAGTGTAAATAGTGAGCTATTAACACCTAGTGTTGACTACTTTGTAACTAATGATAAGTTAAAAGTACAGTTGGTTAGACAGCCGGCAGCAAATGATGTTATAGACATTATTCACTTTACTGCTCCAGTAAGTGTGCCTAAGTTTGCATTTAGACAGTTTAAAGACATGTTGAATAGAACACACTTTAAGCGTCTTGATACATCGAGCGCAAAACTAGCTAAAGCATTAAACTATTACGATATAAGAATTGAACTAGATGATGCAAGTACATTAGCAGAACCAAATAAATCACAGAACTTACCAGGTGTAATTTTCATTGAAGGCGAGCGCATTGAGTACTTTGTTAAAGAAGGTGTATTACTACGTCAGTTACGTAGAGGAACATTAGGTACTGGAGTTAAGAATACTTACGCATTAAATACTAAGGTGTACGATCAGAACATAAGTAAAACTGTTCCGTATAAAGATAGTACATTAGCATATAATGCTACTGCAACAGGTGCAACAAGTGTGTTTACAGTTAGTTACCCAGTTGCATCAATAAACGAAATTGAAGTATTTGTTGCAGGAACACGTCTACGTAAGACTGCATTAGATATATTTAATCCGCTAACAGCACTAGATAGCCCAAAAGGCGATGCTATTGTTGTTGCAGACTTTACATTTGATGCAAATACTAATGCAATAACATTACTTGCAACACCAGCAGCAGATACAAGAGTAACAGTAGTGAAAAAAGTAGGACAAAGTTGGACAACATTCGGAGAATCATTAGGTGATACAGAAAATAGTATTGCGAGATTCTTACGTGCAGGAACATCTGAGCTACCTGAATAAATACAGTATAGGAAAAATTAAATGAGCGATAACATGCAAGACACAAACGGAGTACTAGTTCAGGGACATATTAAGATATTTGACCCTGAATCACAAAAGGTATACATTGACAAGCGCAATGCAATCCATTATGAGAATATGAGTATTGCACTAGCAGATAGTTTAGCAAACGCTGGATCAGGATTTATATATGAAATGAGCTTTGGAAACGGCGGAACAAGCGTTGATCCAACTGGTATTATTACATACTTAACACCTAATAGCACAGGAACTAATGCAAGTCTATACAACCAAACCTATACTAAAGTTGTTGACGACAGAAGTGTAAATAATACTGACCCTGCAAGAAATAAACTTGAAACCCGACATGTAGCGGGTACAAATTATACCGATATTGTTGTAAGTTGTTTACTTGATTACGGCGAACCAAATGGACAAGATGCATTTGATACTGCAAGTGCAACAGACAGTCCGTATGTGTTTGATGAGTTAGGATTACGTAGCTACAGTGCTGCTGGAACAGGAAGATTAATGACACATGTTATTTTCCATCCTGTACAGAAGTCGCTTAACAGATTAATACAAATTGACTACACTGTGCGTGTACAAAGTTTGGCAGGGTAAGGGATAAAATATGCCATATACAATAAATTACACAGATACTGTTAACAAAGGTACAATAATTGTTGAAGACAATGCACTAAACACAGAAACAACTTTAAGTTTTCCAGGCAGAGGAACAACAGCATACGGTCAAGCAGTAAATGAAAACTTCTTGCATATACTAGAAAATTTTGCAAACACTACTGCACCATTGCGTCCAGTAGAAGGTCAATTGTGGTACGACACAACAGCAGGAGTTGATCAGCTAAAGGTTTATGACGGCACAAACTGGGTTGCAAGTGGCGGACTTAAAAAAGCCAGTGCAGCACCAGCAGTAGCAAACAGTAGTGCAGGCGACTTGTGGGTTAACACAGAAAGTCAGCAACTATATTTGTTTACAGGCAGTGCTTGGGTATTAGTAGGACCAGACTTTAGTGATGGACTTTTAACTGGAGCCCAAGCCCAGGCAATTGTAGGTACTGACGATATAACTTACAATGTATTATCAATTAAAGTTGAAGACAAGCCAGTAATTATTATTAGTAGCCAAACGTTTGTACCAAAGACATCGATAAAAGGTTTTAGAACTGGAATTAATCCTGGTATGAATATTGCTGACGAAGCAATTGTTGGCGTACAAGCATTAAAATATTATGGCACTGCTGAAAAAGCAGAAGCATTAGTAGTTGGTGGTACAGCAATTGCAGCAAGTAACTTCCTAAGAGGTAACACTGCAAGTACTACTGATTTTCAACTCAGTGTTAAAAGTAATGACGGAATTAAAATTGGTACAGGTGGTCAGTTAAGTTTAGGTATTGATGGAGAAACTGGAGTTGTACAACATAACACTAGTGGATCGAGTATTGACATTAGAATGCGTAGTGGAAACTTAACTCCAACTGTTGTAAGTATAAACAGCGATGGTAATGTTGGATTTAATAATGCTGCACCAGAAGAAGCAGTTGATGTTAAAGGTAATATTAAGATATCTCCGTCAACAGGGCAAGCAGAAACTGGTATTTTACAAGTTACAAGTACTATTAATTCATCATCAATTGGAACAGGAAGCATTAAAACAGCCGGCGGCATCGGAATCGCACTTAATGCGTATATTGGTGGCAATGTTGATATTGGTGGTTTATTACAAACAGGTAATATTGCACCAGACACATCTAGTTCAAGAAATATCGGATCGACAAGTAACAAGTTTGATCAAATATATGCTCAAACATTTTATGGCAATGTGCAAGGCAATGTAAGCGGAACAGTTAGTGGCAGAGCAGGAAGTGCTGATAGACTAGCAAGTGCTACAACATTTGCTCTAAGTGGAGATGTTACGCCGTCAAGTTTTGATTTTGACGGACAAACTGGCGGAAGCACAAAAACCTTTGCTGTAAGTATTGCTGATAGCTTTATTAGTAACAAGACTGTTACTTACGATGCTGGCAATGCAGACGAATTATTATTAAATAAAACAACAGGGACAACAGGTGTTTATAGAATTACAAAACGTAACTTCTTAAAAACAATCCCGCTAGTACCAGCAGGATCAATGATGGCCTATGGCGGAGTAGAAGCTCCAACAGGATGGTTAGTATGCGATGGCACAGAAGTTAGAAAATCAGACTTTAATGAATTATGGTTAGCAATTTCACATAACTTTAAAGACGCTAGTTTAGTATCAGATAATGGTGTAAACTACTTTACACTGCCTGATTTTAGAGGCAGATTTGCCTTAGGTCTCGATAACATGGGCGGCCCTAGTGCAAACCGAGTAACAAATATTGCTGCTGACGCAATAGGCGGCAACGCAGGTTCAGAAGCAAACGCAATTGCAACTGATAACTTACCAGAACACGAACATGACTTAGAAGGCGCAAGTGGTACACAGTTTTATGGAATTAGAGTTGGCGCAGGTGCACCTGTTGATGACAATGCAATTACATTGCCAATAGAACCAGGCTTAGGTGGCACACAAGGCATTGCATCTAGTGGAGGCGTCAAAACAGAAGCAACGCTAGGTACAGCATTTGATGTTATGAATCCTTTCTTAGCAGTTAACTATATTATCTATACTGGAGTATAACATGAGCTATCAACTAAACAAAACAGACGGTACACTGCTAACAGACTTAATTGACGGGCAGATTGATACAAATAGCACTAACCTTGTGTTAGTTGGTAGAAACTATACCGGATACGGAGAATACTTTAACGAAAACTTTATTAAGCTATTAGAAAACTTTAGTAACACAGCAGCACCAAGCAACCCAATAACCGGACAACTTTGGTGGGATAGTACAACACAGCGGTTACAAGTTTATAACGGTACTGTATGGAAATCAAGTGGCGGTCCAATTGTACAAACTACACAACCGCAAATGGTAGCAGGCGACTTATGGATTGACAGTCTAAATAATCAAGTATATGCGTATGATGGTACTGACTTAATGTTAATGGGTCCGCAATATACTAAAACACAACAAAAAAGTGGATTCGAAATTGGTAGTATACTTGACTCACAGAGTAGATCACGTACAGTTGCAAATTTATATGTAGGCGGAACACTAGCAGCAGTAATTAGTAGCATTGAATTTACCCCAATTTATGCACAACGAGTACTAAAACTAGTTACAGCAACAAACCCAACAGGAATTATTAAAGTTGGCTACAACGTAATTGATACTGCTAATTTTAAATTCAGAGGCATTTCAGATTCTGCAAACGCACTTGTTACAGCAGGTGGAGTAGTTAGAACTGCTGATAGTTTCCTTCCTTCAACAGCAAACGGCATTACTACTGGAACACTAACAGTTCAAAACTCAGGCGGTTTAACTATTGGTTTATCACAAAACAACGTACAAAAAGTTGTTGGCCCTAGATTTTATATTGAGAATCAGCTTACTGACCACGATTTAAGCTTACGAGTTAAGTCAAGTACATTTGGAGCTATATCAGTAGATGCAGTTTATGTAGATGCAAGTACTGCAAGGGTTGGCATATTTACAACTAACAGATTACCAGCATATACACTAGACGTTGAAGGCGACATACGTTGTACTGGTAACTTAATTGTCGAAGGAACAAGAGTTTCATTAGATGTTGCGACACTAAGAGTTGAAGATAAAGTAATTGAAATTGGTGTTAAGAACGATAGTACTGAGCTTACAGATGCACAAGCAGACTCAGCTGGCATACAAGTTAATAGTGGTAACGGTAGTAAGGATATACTGTGGAAGGTTGCCACAAATGCATTTACTACTAATGTAAACTTTGATATATCAAATACTACACACAGTTATAAAATTGGCGGCGTTGATAAACTTACAAATGACACATTAGTAAATGTTACAAAAGCACTAGACTTAACTCAGATTGGCACACTAACTGTACTACAAATTGATGAAATTAATATTAATGGTAAGATAATTAGTTCCACTAATGACATGGCACTTACTTCAACTGCTGGTATATCAATTACAGGTGGCGGCGACATTAATGTTACTGACACACAAAAAATTACTGGTGTAGGAAAAGCTATTAGTGCTAAACAAGCAGTACTACTAGCTGTAACAGAATCTGCATCAGGTACAGTTGTAACTAAAGCATATTCAGATCAAGAAATTGCTACAGAGCCAGTAATGTTTAGTATGGATATTACAGGATTAGGCACAGGAACAGCGTTACAAAATGCAGTGGCAGCGTACATAAACGATATGTATCCTGCTACTACACTAAACACAAATAAAGTAGCACGTATACATACAACATCATATGCTGGAGCAACAGTACAGGGTGTGAATGTTGAAAGTGCAAAAGTTGTAAGTTACATTGCTGTTGATAGCAACGGTACGCAGAACGAATCGGTAGTACAAGACATAGCGTTTGACGCAGGCGGAGCAAGCGGAACAGTTATCCTGTCACCAGCAAGAGCAATGATGACATATAAATCATCTGGAACAGCTTGGACGCATCAGGCAACAACAGCGTACTAAGAAAAACGATAAATAATACTAATAGCACTAGGGGTTACACAAATAATGGCATATGCAATAGATAGATATAACAACACACTGTTAACTACAGTGGAAGACGGTACAGTTGACCAAACAACTGATCTTAAATTCATCGGTAAAAACTACGCAGGTTACGGCGAAATACAAAATGAAAACTTTTTGTTTTTACTGGAAAACTTTAGCGGAGCAAATCAGCCAGCAAGGCCACTAAGTGGGCAGGTCTGGTTTGATAGCGGAACAAGTAAATTAAAGTTTTACGATGGAACACAATGGCGCACAACAGGCGGAGCTGAAATTGGAGCAACACAGCCAACAGGATTAGCAATCGGCGACTTTTGGTGGGATAGTGGCAACGATCAATTATATGTATTTAACGGTACTGTTTTTGTACTTATAGGACCACAGAACGCAGGCGAAGGTGTAACCCAAATGCAAAGCCTCGAAGTTCTTGACACTACAAGTGCTACAAGAGGAGTAATTGCTTCTGTAATCGAAGATGAAACACTTTTTGTTATAAGTCCAATACAGTTTGACTTAAAGTCAACTGAAACAGCATTAATTGGCCAAGGTTATGATAGAATTGTAAAAGGTATTACATTAAGAAATACAAAATTAGCAACTGCCGGCGTTACTAGTACTCCTGACAGATTCCACGGAACAGCAACTAGTGCTGAAGCGTTGGTTGTTAGCGGCGTCAGAGTTTCCGCAGCAAACTTTATTCAAACAGGCGCTGGAAACACAGTATTTACAAGTGCAGTAGAAACACCAGATAGTGGTATGCTAGTTGGCGACTCGAACGATTTTCAACTTAAAATTGCTGCAAACGGATTTGACGGCATAATACAAAACGTTACTAATAACGGCACAATTCAACTTAAAGTTACTACAGCAGGAAGTGTTCTAACACATGTTGCTACAGTTACCACAGCAGGAATAGTTCCAGCAGTAGACAATACATTTGCATTAGGGTCTGCTAGTTTGGGATATTCGAATGTATATGCAACTGCGTTTACAGGCGAAGCTTCTAAAGCAACTACAATGCGAGTAGGTACTGATTTCCGTTCAGCAAGTTCAAGTGCAACTAATAATACAGTTGCAGTTAGAGATGCAACAGGTAACATCGCTGCAAACTTATTCCAAGGTACAGCAACACAAGCACGATATGCTGACTTAGCAGAAAAATATATAACAGCAGAAGAGTTAATTCCAGGTACAGCAGTAGCAGTATGCGATCATCCAGATCACGAAGTAGAGCCAGCAATTACAAGCAGTCATTGTATTGGTGTTGTTTCAACTGATCCAGCATATATGATGAATAGCGAAGCAGATGGTCAGTACATTGGACTTAAAGGACGTTTACCAGTAAGAGTTAAAGGTCCTGTTACTAAAGGACAAGCAGTATATGCATGGGCAGACGGAGTTAGTTCAACAGTTGCTACAACAGCATTGGTAGGTATTGCACTTGAGTCAAATGATTTAGAAGAAGAAAAATTAGTAGAATGTGTCCTTAAGGTATAATTAAAAAATGGCAAATATTACAGCATCACGAATTAACAACTTGCAAGCAAGTATTAACTTAATCTTAGGCTCTGGCGCAGGCCAAAGCGGATACGGACAAGCAGTTAGTAGTTCCCAAGTTAATAACCAAGGAGATGTAGTACAAGCCGAGGACATGAACTTCATATATGCTGATATCCTTAAAGCAAGAGTGCATCAAGTAGGTGCAGGCGATATAGGCATTGCACAGGTTATCCAAAATATTAATGTAGTTGCAGAATCTACTAGTTTTAACGTTAGTAATAGCGGAGTAACAAGTGCAGATGCAGAAGGTTTCAAAAAAGGCCTAGCAGATTTTGAAACAGTAATGAATCTTGTTATTGCTGATAAGGCAGTATTACATCCATCACAAGCTGCCCTAGAGCCTGCCATAACAAGTTCTAGATACAGTTCATGGAACGGTTTAATCTATCACGAAGTAGCAGTTACGTTTTCTACAGTTGATGAAAGACGTCACTTTTTTAATACAGGTGGAGAAATAAGATTAAGTGCAAATAACACATCAGCAAGTACTCCAAAAGGTTTAGATTGGCAGCAGTTAACTACACAAATAGGGACAGTTAAATTTAGTGCAGAAACAACAGTATCGACTACTGGTGGAGGCACAAGCATTGGAAATTATGACTTAACTCCGACCTATCAAAACATATATCAAAAAGTTGGTAGCGGTACTTACAGTGCAGTTTATGCAGGCAATATTTATACTGTTAAAGCAAGGTCAGATATTGGCACACGAATTATTTTTAGAATTGAGTTTAATGACGTAGTACAAGCAGGCTCTGTCGATAATAACGTTGATGGACAACTTTCGAGTGTCGTACAGCAGTATCGTTCAAGTGGAGATGTAATAGCAACGGCACCAACTTATTATAATACATCTGCGTTAGCATAGTCAGACGCATTGACTTAAGAATATTTTTAAATAAATACTTAAAGCAAAAAGAGAGATAAATGCCAACAACTATATTAGCCAGCGATTATAATACAGAACGAGATTACGTAAACTTAGTATTAGGTATTGCAGCTACGGGTTCAACTCCTACATATGGTTACGGACAATCGTTTACGACGAATGGTGTACTTGGTACACGAGCAAATGCTGCAAATCCTTCCGCCGCGTCTAAAGTTACAGCACAAAATTATCAAGATTTGTATATTGATCTAATTCGAGCCCGTGCGCATCAAGTTGGCTCAGCGCAAGCTATTAGCGATTTTGTAGTTGGAGATTATGATACAAATACTGCTACTGCTGATAAGATCGAAGCAGCATATTTAGCAGGCTTGCAAGCGTTACGAACCAATATTAGTACTGACAGATTTCTAGTTGATCCTCCTAATTTAAGTGTTACAGCATTGCCAAATGGTAGTAGTGTCCGGCCAAGTGGTTCCGCTTGGAACGGCTCGATATCTCACATCCTTACTATGTCATTTACTTCTCATGCTGCTAGATGCCACTTCTTTAATTCAGGAGGGCAAATACGATTCGCAGCCTCAGTTGGCTATACAGGTTCTCAAGCAAAAACTGTTGATTGGCAAACTATTTTAAATTCTATGGGTACTACTAGTTTTAAAGCACAATCTACTAATAACAATGCAAGTGTAGGTACAGATTCCAATATAGGAAATTATGGTCTTACAAATAGCTACCAGTTATTATACACTAGAGACGGCGGCTCAGTATACGCTAATAATGAATATAGAATATATGCAGCTAATCTTTCGTCAACGGTGATTACATTTAAAGTAGAATTTGTCGACGGTTCTGCAAATGATCCTAGTTATGGAATTGATGAAACGGTTTACGGACAATTTAATAGCACCATCCAATCTGCAAGAGCAAACAGCACTATAAATATTAACGGCACGGTATATAATGGAGTCATTATCGAAACAGACCCTATTGCTGCGAATATTAGAAACCTTTCATAAGTCAACTTTTTACTTGACAACTCCTTTAAACTAATATATACTAGTAGTAATAAACTAGGAGTATAATTATGGACGAGCGTTTAGAAAAGGCATTAGACTTTTCAAATTATATGGTTACACTAAGTAACCAAAAGAGATTGTTAGCAGAACAATACCAAGAAGGATTAATATATTTTTACAATGGATCACAATTTACAATTACTCGTGAGTTAATTACATTCGTAAGCACAATGGTATCTGCTGAACAAGATGAAATTGTTATTACTGACGATAACAACATTCCGTGTATGGTAGAAGACCTAAGTGGCTTCTACGGTAATATTATAGACATTTACACTTCGGCATCTAATACATACCATTCAGCATATTTAAAGTTAAAGACGTCACGAAGCGTAGAGAAGCTAGTTAATTATGAACAATAAAGGTGCATTTTTAATTGCACGAAATAACGGACATATTGATTATGTAAAACAAGCAGTATTTCTTGCAAGACGAATAAAACAATACTTAAACATACCTGTAACTATTGCTACGGATAGTGCAGCATACTTAGAAGAAGCATTTGGTACTTCTGACTTTGATAATGTTATTAAGTTAGAGTATACTAAAGAATCTAATTTGAGGTATTTTTTTGATGGCGCACTATATAAAAAAACTGCAAGCTTTAAAAATGCTAACCGCGCAAATGTATACGAGCTTAGTCCATATGACGAAACGTTATTATTAGATACTGATTATATTATTTCAAATAATATGCTAAAGTCGGTATTCGAGTCAACATCAGATTTCTCAATTTATAAAAAGTCTAACGATGTAGCCAAAGTACGTAACGAACGTGAGTTTGATAAAATAAGTGATACTAGTGTTGACTTTTATTGGGCAACTGTAGTATATTTTAAAAAGACAGATACTAATGAGATCTTCTTTAACTTAGTTAAACATATTGAACAAGAATGGGATCACTATAGACGAGTCTATCAAATTTCATCTGGGCTATTTAGGAACGACTTTGCGTTTAGTATAGCTATTCACATAATGAATGGCTTCTGTGCTGGCGACTTTGCACAACAACTTCCAGGCAGTATGTTATATACTACTGATAAAGATGTGTTATGGCAACTAACCAATGACGAAATGATATTTTTAGTAGAAAAGAAAGAGTATTTAGGCGAATATACAGCATTAAAAACCACAGGACAAACTATTCATGTAATGAACAAAGCTAGTCTTAATAGAATCATTGATAAGGAATTTGCAAATGAGTAAAGGCATAGTAGTTCTTGCGCAGCACAACGAACTTGTTAATTATCCAGAACAGGCTTGTGTGTTAGCAATGAGTTTGAAACTGCATAATGATATTAAAATTAGTGTAGTAACTAACGACACTATTCCAAAAGACTTTACACAGTTATTTGATCAAATTATTCCTATTCCGTTTGGCGATAGCTCTGAAAAAACAGAATGGAAAATTGAAAACAGATGGAAATTGTACCATGCTAGTCCGTATGATGAAACTATTGTAATGGATACCGATATGTTAGTATTACAAAATATTGATATATGGTGGGATTTCTTAGCTAACTACGAAATGTTCTTTACTAGTAACGTATTAACATACAGAGGTGAAGTTGCTGATACTAGTTATTATAGAAAAACATTTATTGCTAACGATCTTCCTAATTTGTTCAGTGGATTACATTACTTTAAGAAGTGTGATTTTGCACAAGAGTTTTATCAGTGGCTAGAGTTAGTAGTAAACAACTGGGAAACGTTTTACGAACAACACCTTAACAAAGATAGCCGTCCGAAGCATGTAAGTATTGATGTATGTGCAGCTATTGTTGCTCGAATATTAGATTGTACAGATGTTATTACAAACAGCACAGCTAAATTTCCAAGTTTTACACATATGAAAACGCATTGCCAAGGCTGGTCAGATATTTCTGCAAGTTGGCAGGACCAAATGGGTGTGTATATTTCTAAAGATGGCACATTAAAAATTGGTAATTATATACAGAGTGGAGTACTACATTATACTGAAAACGACTTTTTAGAAAAGTCTCCCGCAGTAGAGAGATTTAGGAGTTTAGCAAATGTCTGATTTACAAGAATTAATTAATAAGATTAAAGTAGGCGTCGAAACAATACAAACATTTGTATATTACGATAGAGATAACGGTAACATTCATAAAGTTAGTAGCACAAATGTTCAAGATGACAACTATGGAATTATATCAGTAACTGCCGAAGAAGCAAAACCTATTCTTACTGGTGAAAAGCGTACAGATGAATTTGTAGTAAAATACGATATAAGTTCTAAACAAATACGCATGACAGAGGTAGCATATGAAGATACCCATAAAACTGCTTCAACAATGTGTTATCAAGTACCGGTTATTAAAAATTTCCATAGTGGACATTTAGCGTTAGAACACATATACGAAGGTACTGACGTTTTTTTATGGAATATCAAATATGGTTATAGCAAGGGTCAGTGTGTTTGGTACAAAAATAACGTTTATAAACTTGCAACAAATATTAAAAAAAATAAAGTTTTTAAGGCGTCGATACACATTCTTTTTATAGAAAATGTTACATTAACAACTGTGCCAACACAAAGTCACTCTAAAGAAAAAATGCAACTCTCTCCTGAATATGATGGAATTTTTGTAGATGTTTGGTATAAAGAATTATCACACCTTGCAGGGCAACATGTCTGGCTTAATGGCAATGTTTACAAGATACTACGAGACCAAGAGAATAATACAGAATTTACAATGGATAACGCTGCATTACTTGTTGGAAGTGTGCAACTGTATGCTGATGAAAACGAATCGTTACCTACTGTTAAAAATTTAAAAGACGGCTGTATTATATTAAAAAATAATAGTATTTACAGTGTTAATTTTAAACCACAACAGTTTACTAGAGATAGCGCAAGTGTTTTCTTTTATAATACTCCGACTATGCTGTTGTACTATAATAAGTATAAGTGTTTTCAAACTAACTTAGCTGATATTAATTCGGATATAATAGATACAGATATACTATTAGAGTTACTTGATTCTACTAATTTACCTAACGGTCAAATAATACTTAGTGGAAAAGACCTTTATCAAACACAAGTTAATAAAGAGTACGATATTATTGTGCAACAGGATACTATTAATAAATGTTGGACTATAAAACTTAATCCGTATACTAAGAAATTTCTACTTAGTAGCGGATATAAGCCTGCTGAGACTCTGTATTTTAGTGTAACATCAAAGTATGATCCAAATATTTTATATAAAAGTTTAAAATTTAGTGTTGCTGACTTGCTGTCGGACACAACTTCAGTAGTACCGTTCACTTATGATACTGAGCAAAGCAAAAATAGTGTAAGTATATACACAGCAAAATATTTCGATAGTTACGCACACGAGGTTATTTAATGGCAAAATTTAAGCCAATCGATTACGATATCATCTATCTAAGTTACGATGAACCAAACGCAGAAAAAAACTATGCAGACTTATGCAAAATAGTTCCATGGGCAAAGCGTGTACACGGAGTAGATGGTAGTGACGCCGCACATAAAGCATGTGCTAACCTAAGTGAAACAGAACGCTTTATTACAGTAGACGGTGATAATAGAATACGTGAAGATTTTTTAAATCAAGTACTCGACTTTGACGAACATGAAGACTTAACAAGCACAGTAATAAGCTGGTGTGGTAGAAACGAAATAAACGGACTAATGTACGGCAATGGCGGACTTAAATGTTGGCCTAAGAAATATGTGTTAAATATGCGGACACATGAAAACGCAGACGAAAATAATGTACATGCACAAGTAGACTTTTGCTGGGATGCAAAGTATATACAAATGAATAGCTGCTACTCAGATGTGTATAATAACGAAACTGCTGGACAAGCGTGGAGAGCAGGCTTTAGAGAAGGTGTAAAACTTGCAACTGACCGCGGCGAAAGAATTAGTAAAGAAGAACTTAAAAATAATCACTGGCGCTGTTTACATTGGTTGTACATTTGGACAATGATTGGTGCTGACGTTAAGAACGGCCTATGGGCTATCTACGGTGCTAGAGAAGGCTTGTACATGACAATGTGTACAGACTGGGATTATGTACAAGTTAGAGACTTTAAATATTTAACCGAGTATTGGAATAAAACAGTTAGTGTACATATAAATGACGATAACTTACTAGAATCAATTCAACAGTTAGGCCACAGTCTTATTGATGAATTAGATATACCAATTTCAGAATCACCTTTAGACGCACAACAAAGTAAGTTCTTCAAAGCAGTATACCAAAATCCGTCAAGGACAGATACCCAAAGATTTATAGAAAAATTAAAGGATGCATGATGGAACACAATCTTAATACCTGGAAAAAGGAAACCTTGGACCCAGTAAGTTGTACATTTTGTACTGCCAAATGGAAACAAGTTACTCTACACTTACATAATGGACACACGCATAGTTGCCACCACCCTACTTCACATAAGATTCCTCTTGAAGAATTAAAAGACAATCCTAGTGCATTGCATAACACTAAGTTTAAAAAAGAACAGCGTAAGTTAATGCTAGAAGGTAAGCGTCCTGCAGAATGTGATTATTGCTGGCGTGTGGAAGATTCCGGCGGCGACAGTTTAAGCGACAGAACATACAAATCAGCTGAGCCCTGGTCTCGACCGTATATAAAAGATATTGTATCTAAGCCGTGGGATGATAATGTTAATCCAAGTTATTTAGAAGTTAGTTTTAGTAGTGTATGTAATTTTAAATGTAGTTATTGTTCGCCACAAGTAAGTTCTAAGTGGATGGAAGAAATTAAAAAACACGGGCCGTATCCAACAACAAATAGTTTTAATAATTTAGATTATTTGCGTCAAACAGATTCGATGCCTATTCCAAATAGAGAACATAATCCTTATGTAGAAGCATTTTGGAAATGGTGGCCTGATGTTTCAAAGGACTTGCATCATTTTAGGATTACTGGCGGCGAACCGTTACTTGCTAAAGATACTTTTAAAGTTTTAGATGATTTAATAGCAAACCCTAAGCCTAATCTAGAAGTGTCAATCAACAGTAATATGTGTATACCAGATGCAGTGTTTAATAAGTTTATTGAAAAAATTAAAATTATCTGTAATGAAGGTAAAGTAAAGAAGTTTAAAATATTTACAAGTGCTGAAGCACATGGAGCGCAAGCTGAATATATACGACACGGTTTAAACTATAATCAATGGTTAGACAATATCCATCGTGTGTTAAGAGAAGTACCAAATTGTTCTTTTACATGTATGAGTACTTATAACTTTTTAAGTTTGTTTACTTTTAAAGAGTTTAGTAAAGATATTTTTGATATAAAGCAAGAATACGGCGGCCCCGATGTAAAAGTTCATCCTATAATTCTTGATGTTCCATTTTTAAGACATCCTCCTCACCAAGCTGTTTTCATTATGCCGGAAAAATTTAAAAAGTATGTATACGACCAAGTAACATATATACACGAGAATGTTGAAAATTCAACATGGTATGGTACAGCGAATAATAGATTTTATCAGTGGGAAGCAGATAAATTTAAAAGACTATATGAGATCATTACATATATAGATGAAACAAATGAAACCAACCCAAGTGTTATAGAAAATCGATCAAACTTTGTTAAGTTTGTTAATGAACATGACAGAAGACGTGGAACTAATTTTCTTAAAACTTTTCCTGAAATGGAAGAAGAATATCATAAGTGGGCAAACTTATGAAAAAAAACATGACTTCCGAAGAAAAGGCGCATAGAAAAGCCTTCAAAGCAAACTTAAAACAAAAAAAACTAAAGAAGACTACGACAACACCAACTAAAGTTGCATTTTGTTTTAGCGGACAACTTCGAACATGGAGTAAATGTATACACACATGGCAAGCGTTGTTTGCGGAGATAAAAGAAAATCACGGTGTAACTGACATTGATGTGTTTTGCCATATTTGGGATCATAATACTTTGCAGCATGGCATTAAACACAGCAACAATGCTGCTAGTGATCTCGACGAAAGTGTATTATCTGACGATGAAATAAGTCTTTATCTTGTACAACTTAATCCAGTAGCTTATAAAATTAGTAATGCATCAGTATCTAAGAGTGCAACACAGCAAACAGTTGACCAGGTAGCAAAAGACATAGATAATCATTACGGTGAATGTAATAATGAATGGTTGTCTCCGCAATTTTATTCAATTATGTATGCAGCTCATTTAAAAAAGATGCACGAAATAAAACATAATTTTAATTACGATGTGTGTGTTCGTATGCGAAATGATCTTTATCTAGATGACACTGTATTTAATCATATGAACGCAGATCTTAATAAGATATTGCATCCAAAATTTAACACAGTGTATTCTTGCCATACCCACGTAGATACCTCATCCAACGTATGGTTTAACAGAAGATTGGGTGACATATTTTGGTGTGCCGATAGTCCAACATTTGATAAGATGTCAAATTTTTATCATTGGTTGCCAACAATAGGATCTAAAGCTATTCGCAACCATGTTGACAACCATGTTGGACCGGAACATATTTTTTATTATTATGCAAAAATGTTTAACATATTAGTAGACGGTTTGACTTCTGATCCTAAACTAGCCAGAGATGCTGAATATATTAAGAATAAAAAAGACGCAGGACTTGGTCCATTAGGGAGTCATGAAATATTATGTTAAAACAGAAAAGAGTTGCAGTTTGTTTTAGCGGCCAACTTAGAGATTGGCAGTTTGCTAAAAAAAATATTTTAAATTTTTTCTCACCACCAAACGTCGAAAAAGCAACTGTAGATTATTTCATTCATACCTGGGATACAAACACATGGAGAGAACCAAAACAAGATATTAGTATATTTAAAGATAACCTTCATACTGATTTCCCAAAAATAATAGAAGTATATAAACCTAAAAAATATCATATGTCTGTATATAATCCTACAGATTGGCCATTATTCTGGGATCCGTTATTTTATAGTTTTGAATATAGTATGTTATTAAAACAGCAATATGAATTAGAAAATAACTTTATATATGATACTGTGATAAAGGCTCGCCCTGACGTAGTGTATGATCCTAAGGAACTTTTTCCATTCAATCATACTATGCTTTCTGGAATTTGCTATACTTCAACCTTTATGAGCAGATTTCCGCGTGAATTTAACAAACACTGCTTTGATGATATTATATTTTTTGGTGACAGTAAGACAATGGATACTATGTCAGGGTTGTATAAGTATTATGCTTTAAAAAATGGACATAGAAAGCCAGCCGAAACATCAGAGCCGCCAATTG